CAAGCTACCTGCAATAGCTCTCGACCTTATCTCCATGATGGCCAGAACGTTCTCGTCTGGCCCTTTCTCAAGTTTGCTCAGTCGAAATTCAATATTCTTTGCCTTGGTCATCGCGTAACCCTGCCGGTTAGTTGCGGGCAGTTAGCCTGCACTGATTTGTTTTGCGCCAGGATGTCACGCTTGGTCTGCTTATCCAGCACGTCGATATCGTGGTCGGTCAGGTAGATGACCCTCACCCAGCTGCAGGCCGTATCAACGACTACCGGGGCGGGTAAATCTTTCGCGCAGCTCGCGATCAACATCGTCATCGCCCATACGCTTAACGTCTTCCTGTACATCGCTTGCCTCTTTCACAACTTCCGCCTTACGTTCTGCCGCGGCGACGGTGGCGGCGGCGTTCTCTTCGGTACGCTGCTGATCGGCTTTGGCTTCTGCCTTACTGGTCCCGCGTGAATGACCAATGCCGAACGCACCAGCGATAGCACCCAGGATGACAACCACCAGCCCAGCAATAATTTCAAAGCTCATTGCTGCGGATCCTTCAGTTCGTCGGCCTTCTCTTTCAATGCTGGCTGGCGCACGTATTGCGATAGCACGGCCAGCACCACCAGCGCCGGGCTAATCAGTGCAACGATGTTTGGCGGCAGGATATTTTTGATATCCGGCGGCAGCATCGCCCAGGCGTGCAGCGCAGCATCCGGGAACGACTGCGCCCATACACCAACCAGCGCGCCGATAGCTCCCAGCTTTACAGACCACGTTTTCAGCAGCAAGCTGGCATGCCCTACGAACTCCAGCCGGGTATATTTGCGAAGAAGTAACAGAACGAGCACAGCCACCAGCACAAGCAAAGCGAAAATAATCATCTTCACATGACACGCTCCTTAACCCAGCCGTAGAGAAAATCCTCGTTGGCTTCGCGGCCCTCCGCCAGTTCGAGGTATCTGGCACCCTGGCTGCAGTTCAGCGCACGCAACAGAACCTGTTCACCCTCTTTCCCGCGGGCTGAAAGGTATCCCTTAAGCGCGGTGATGGTTCGGGGGCCAATGGCGCCATCCGGGATCAGATCGGGGTATAGCTTCCCGCGCATGTTCAGAGCAGTGAGCCAGCGCTGGAAAAACTTACTGGCGACGCTGGGCCCCATGTTCACGCCAGTGTCGCAAAGCTCATCCGCCAGTAACGTAGACAAACTCGCTACCTGGTCGAACCGGGGGCCGGTCCAGTAATCGCTCAGCAGGATTTGCTTTGCTGTTTCCCTTGGCAGGTTTCGCATATCACCGGTGTAGCCATGTGCACGGGCGGTGGTTTGCGTGATGCCCCAGCGGGTTGGCCCGCCTTTATCAGAGGGGTGATCGACATAACCACCCTCTTTGCCGAGGATCCCCTCGATAATCTGGTCTGCTGTCATGGCGCCTTGACTCCGGTAATGCGCTCCCAGAAATAGGTCAAAGCAACAGAACCCATTGCCCCGCTAATCCCGGAAGTGGCCAGTATCATGTAAATGCTCAGTCCGCTTTCAATGCTCACCAGGCCAGCAATAACGCCGGTAAACCCTGAAACCACCATTTGGGCAAGAGCATTGATCAAGCTCCATGTTGCCTTGCTCTGCTTCACATCTATCAGGTAGCGGACAAGTCCACCCCAGCAAGCAATAATCAGCAGAACCAGCCAGGACATCCCGGCAATGCTCTCTTTGTCTTGCATACGTTTAGCCATAGTTACCGCCTCCGATGAAAGATCGGGAAGCTGAGTGAATAAATGTGCGGGCTCTGCGCAAGCGCCCTGCGATTGGGTTATGAACCGTCGCAGGTGAGCCCTGTATGGGGAAAGGCCGCCAGATGGATTTACGACAAAGCACAGAGTGAGTGACGTTCTGGCGGCACAAATAAAAAAGGCCGCGCTAATGCGCAGCCTGTTATTGTCGTGGGTAATATTTTTACGTCACTTAAGGAAAGCTACTACCGAAATAGCCAGTATGTAGGTGCCAGATTACTTACCAAGTGCTTTTTTTACCTCTTCTGGCATGGAATCCCGAAGTTTCGTCGCTTCCAAAAAATATGATGTCAGCATTTTCATTACATCCAATTCCAGCATGCTTTCTTCACCGCCACGTCGAACCCTGGCAATAATCTCCTTTACCTGGGCCACAGGGGGAGCCACCGGAGCCATATGTTTAACCATTGCTTCTGCTACTATCTTTGCCTTTTGATTCGGATCTAATGGTTTATTTTCCATAACTGATATCTCCTGATCTGGGAGAGTTTGTTATAGCGCGTAATCTTCCCCCAGAAAAGCAAAAACCCCGCCGGTTGGCAGGGTTCAGAATCAGTTTCATTTGGATGTACGTATCCATGATTAGAAGCATACAGGACACTTTTATGCAAAGTCAACATTAACGTGCAAAAAAATGTCGCCATTTGCTCCGATCACATTAGTAAGTCGTTGCCTTCTCGAATTCTACAGCCGCTTGTCGCTCACCCTTACGCAGCATGTCCACCAGCCCCTCATAGAACGGTTTCCAGTTGCGTGACCACGAAGACTGATGGAGATCAGGGAGACGCTTCAGAATGGCGCGGTGAACCGTCGCTGAGGGTACAACAGAGAAGCCATTTCCAGAGCAGCGCTCACATGTTTTGAAAACCGGTGCGCCAAGTTCTTTGGTCGCTTTGCGATCTAACACCTCCCCTTTACCACCACACCTGCATCGCGCATGGATCACTTTCTTTCCTCCACACACTCCACAGACCCTTTTCACCAGTTCATTTTTAATCTTTGGGGCCTTCACCTCGACACCGTCTGCATCGAAAATACCAGGGTGCTTAATTACATCTTCATGGCGGGAAATAAAGCCGGTACCGCTGCAGTTGTGACACGTTGCGCTGGTGGCCGCCGAACGTGAGTATTCCGCAAAGGCAAATTGCGCCAGCGTAAACATGCAGCCTCCGAGCTCGTCACCAGCGGCTTTGCGGACATTTTTAGGAGCGTTTTTGATGGCAAACTGCGCCAGCGCTTGAACTGCGAGCTGTTCATCCGTTTTGCTGATACCAGCCTTTCCGAAGAAAGCGGCCAAGCCGAAGCGTGCCCTGCTGCTGGTCACACCGATCCCGGTCATAATGTCTGTGCCATTCAGGCGATTCGGCGATGTGCTTTTCACGTCGTCGCTGATATGCATCCCCTGCGGGCTAAAGTGTTTGAGGGAGGCTTCCAGTTTCATTCTTCGCACTCCCCGACCAGGTTCAAAATAATGCAATCAAACAGCGAATCCCGTTCCTCAAAATAGTCACATGCCAGTAACCACTTGCAGACTGTTAATGCTTCAGCCCGGGTAACAGGTTTCATGACGCACAAAAGGTCAGTGAGCCACCCACGCCGATCCCAGATAATCTGGACGTAGCCATCGCCATTTTGTGTTTTATACCTGTGACGAAGTACAGATTCCCAATAATCCCATTCAATGGTTACATCGCTTAATGTCCAGGGAGAGAGGAGGATGTTTTTAAAACCTTTTATTTCTCTTACGCGAAGTTCTTCTGCCTCACGACTTAAGTTTTTTTCATCGGCCCAGTTTGCATAAATATGACTGAAGCACTCCATAACAAGACGCTCAGCATCAGTAATTTTCTCAGGCGAAAAGTCCTGTTCGATGGTGAAGAATTGGTTATGTTGCAGATTGTTATTGTTCATCATACTGCCACCTTTTTATAGAAAACTTGTTCACGAACCTGATCGCCGTTCATAAGCATATCATTGAAATCTCCGTTATCCGGCCAGCGTATGCTGACTTTCACCAGGTCGTTTTTCGCCAGCAGGTTTGCGTGGGCGCACTCGAACGCCGCGGCATGTCCAGTTGCAGAGTGCTTGTCCATGTCGGCAAAAATAATCAGATGCTTCACACCTGCCGGTACCCGGAATTTCTTCATAAACCCGCTGTTGATTACCGCCCAGGTATTGACGCCATAAACCTGATAACAGGAGAGTGCTGTTTCGATACCTTCGGCGATGCCGATCGTCGTTGATACCGGAAACATGCGAATGGCCACAGAGCGGGCGTGATCCAGATAGCTGTCCTCTTGAAGCGACTTAAGACGTTTGGCGCTATCAATATCTGCCTTCCTGTCGCCGTCCAGCAGCGTCTGGTGCAGGTAACAAAGCTCAGCTTTGTCATCGGTAGCCAGGGCATACAGCGCTTGATAAACGCGCCCCGCATGGCGTTGGCGGTCACAAAAACGGATGCCTTCTGCCGGCAGGCGGCTTATCCCACGTTGCAGAAGGTAACCAGCCGCGCTAGTTCCCCGTAAATCGAGCAACTTTGAAAACTTACTAATGACTCGCTGGCGCTGCCGCGCTGCCGAACTGTTAGCAGGCACGTTGATGTGCTGATAGTTATTCCCGATGAGCTGGTCCACTTCTGCGCAGATGGCGGAAAAACTTTTTGACTGGGTCAGGGTCAGCAGCTTCATGCCGTCGCCGCTACCACATACACAAATCCATGTACCCTGACCATCACGGTCATCTACGCGGTACTTCCCCCTCGCCTTACATACCGGGCACTCGCCCTTGTAATGGTGCTTCCCGGTGATCGGCGGTAAGCCGTAATATTCAAAAATTTCAGACCATCGACCTTTTGCTGCTTCTGCCGTTTTCATATCACTGACTCGCGCTATTTATGTTTTTCTGGAATTTTCGTTTTGCTTCGATAATTAACTGTCCGTCACTTCCCTCTGGTGGCTCATAGTTGATACTGGCGCTCGGAGGTGGAAATAGATCCTGGTCAGGTTTCTTCCCCATCTGCTGCAGGCGTTCGCGGCGTTTAGCAAATTTGATAAGTTTGTGTTTGATGTGATTGCTGACCTCCGGTGTGATCTCCATTGGAAAGTCGCTTAAGCCGTTGGGCCATTCGCCGAATTTCTCCTGAAAGGTATGAGCACACCAGCCATCGCTGACAGGTTTCCCCTGCGCCGCACGATGACGCTGGTAAAACTTGATCTGACTCCACCAGGACTGTTTGTCGCTTTTGGTGTAAACCTTCTCGCCTTTACTCATTTTTTTGAGGTTGCGGGTGCTGTCGGTTTCTACGTCCTCACCGGCCAGCGGCTTAAAACCGCATTTCGGACAGATGTAGACGCCGGCGGGTTTCATGAAGTGGCATTCTGGGCATTCTTTCGGGAGTTTCTCTTCGCGTTCTTTGGCTGCACGAGCTGCTGCCCCTTTCATGCCATCGTTTTTAGACGGTAGTTCGTCGTATTCAATGGCGTCAGGGAAGCCGAGGCGATGCACGGTACCACTGTGATCAAAAATCAGGCAGGCATCTTTCCCGGGTGCAGTTCGCAGTCCGCGGCCAATCGCCTGCAGCCAGCGGATTTCACTCTTTGTCGGCCGGGCGTAGATAATGCAGCGAACATCGCTATCAAAACCGGCTACCAAAACACCAACACTGACGATTATTTTTGTGGCGCCAGTCTCGAAGCGGTGAATCATCACCTGCCGTTCTTCGTGGGGTGTTTCTGCGACCATGACCTCAGCATTAATACCCGCCTTGTTAAACTGCATGGTTACAAAGTTTGCGTGAGCCTTGTTAACGCAGAACGCCACCGTAGGAAGGTCACGACCATGACGAAGCCAGTTATCGACGATATCGCCCACCAGGTCAGAACCGCACATGATTTCCGCCAGCTGGGACTCGTCGTAATCAGTACCGAACTCCATAGATGGCTTCGTTTCTACCCCGCTAAGATCCGGTTTTGTTGGGGCGAAAAATTCGTACTTACTGAGGTCACCACGCTGGATCAATTCGCCAATCGTCGTTGGCTTAATCAGGTGTTGATAGTAATGGCCCAGGAACGGCGCAAACGGGGTGCCAGATAAACCGATAACCTTCGCTTTTTTCTCCGTTGTGATCCGTTCGATTTCTTTCATGATGCGGCGTTTACGCAGGTGTGCTTCATCGACGATAAGCAGATCGATGTTTTTTGGAAATTCACGCCTGATTAGCGTGTCAGCGCTCGCAATCTGGATCAGCAGATTAGGGTCGTAGTTCGGGTGATCACGCCAAATAAAACTAATCTGGTCTTCCGGCAACCCGTATTCTGTAAAGCGCTGGGCGGTCTGGTTAATCAGGATCGTATAAGGGGCGACAAACAGAACACGCATACCACGACTAACCAGGCCGGCGGCGATAAACGCAGCCAAGCCTGTTTTTCCGCTTCCGGTCGGTGCGTAGACTATGAAGGAATCGTGCGCCTTCCAGGTGCGCCGCAGCATGCTAAGCCCACGCTCCTGTGCAAAGTTCGGTGTGATGTTAAGCATTATCCGCCCCCTCGTATCAGCAAACTAGTTTAATGAATCACTACTTAAATTTTGTTGCCCTGACGACATCAACGCCGTTCTCGATATAACGCAGCGGATGTTTGCCATCGCGAAGGAGAACAAACCCAGAAATATCGTGGGGCAGATCGGCAAGTTTCATCACAGAGCGCTTGCGGGGGGATTTTTTGTCTACCTCAATGGCGCAGCGATGGCCGTCAGGTGTGGTAACCAGGCAATCAATAAAACCCCTGCGGCCGCCGCTTAGACTGATCGCGAAATTGCGCTGCAGGTGGTAACCCATCGACTTGATTTTCTTTTGCATGACATAGTCAAAAGTGACCTTGTCATCGGAGCGGATGAACTGCTCTTCCAGAAGGTCGATTAATTTTTGCTTCAGCTCTGCGCTCATAATTTCTCCTGAATTTTTGTACTCACTGCCTAGTACGGTGATTTTCTGATTTAGCCTTTTAGATCGAGATCTACCTAACCCTTGTACCTGTCTGTTGGAAAAGCCTGTTCCAGTGCTTCGCACTAACACACAGGCACTCCTCCCCCTCCCCTCCTCTCGTTTATTTTTGAAATCCGTACCAGTTATCTAGTACACAAAAACAAACGAGAATCAGATTTCAACCGCTAGGCACCTTTAAGCCCAGTGACCAACGGATCGTTACCGTGATCCGGCCAGGGGTGGCTGGTTCGTATACCCCTGCAGTGCGCGTCCGTGTGCATCCACGAATCTGCGAAGCCTCACATTGGCTTCATGCCGAGCTCGGTTCTCCTGTCGGAATGAAACGGGCTCGGCGTTAAACTCAATTTCGTAAACCTCTGAATACTTCAGAGCTATTTTCCGGCGCAGTGATGAAGGCAATCTCAACAACTGCTCCTGTATCCACTGAGCATCCGCCTGGCAGTAAAGCGCTGGCATTTCAACCCTGACGAAATCCTGTTGCATTGCTTACTCTGCCCGCTTCGCAATGAGGTAAAAAATCCCGTTTATTGGGTCATACCTGATGCTGCGCGGCAGCAGCTTCAGGAAGTAGCGCGGATCTGGCATTGCGGTTGATTGTCGAACCATGTCACACCTCTGCTGCAGGATTCGCACTTGAATGCTGCGCAAAAACGAGAGACTCTTTAGAAATAACCTGCTTGCAGGGAAAGCACTTGCTCGCCAATTCAATGGACTGAGCAAGTCTCGGGGATGCATTCCTGTAGCCATAAGCAACAAGGTTCAAGTACCCGGGTGTCGTGCCAGATTTAAAAGCCAACTCCTTCCACTCATCTGAGGTGGAAGATTTTCGCCATTGCAGTAATTGGTTGCTCATAGCACCTCCTTTTATCAAACTTTATCTTTACGATAAACTTAAAGCAAGATAATTTATCATTTTGGGTGTTTATCTAAATGATAAACAATGAGAGGATGTGAAGATGGACATTAAAGAAATCAGACGCCGCAACTTGCAGGCACTACTAAACGAATATCTCTTCCGCAAACCAAAGGCAGGCAAAGCTAGGTTCGCGGAGGAGATTGGCATACCTCCATCACAGCTAAGTCAGCTAACCAGTGATAGAGAGATAAGAAACATTGGTGACGTCATGGCACGGAGGATTGAAAGCAATCTGAAGTTGAGTCACGGTTGGATGGATACTCAGCAATGGGGCCCCAGCTCCAATTCACCGATGCTAAGCAAAGCAATTGATTTTCCAAATGAAAACTTCACACTTCGTAGCGAAAGCACTGCCAAAGCCGAACCCAATAACAGTACTGATAAAAAATACATATTAGAAGTTTTTGACACCGAATTTAGTTGTGGAGAGGGGAGACTTACTCCTGACTATCCTGAAATAATCCGTTCGATAGAACTTGATCCTGAAGAAGCAAAAAGAATGTTTGGTGGCCGGCAAGCATCATCACTCAAGATAGCAACAGCTATGGGTGACAGTATGCTGGGAAGCATTTCTCCAGGCGAGCTTGTTGTTCTTGACGTCACGGTAAAACGGTTTGTAAGTGATGGGATTTATGCATTTGTCTATGGTGATAATCTGCATATCAAACGCTTACAGTTGTTAAAGGATAGGCTTATAGTCATTAGTGACAACACTTCTTATGACCGATGGGAAGTTACCAGCGAAGACGAGGAGCTTTTCCACATTCAAGGATTTGTCGTCGGGAAATGGCATATGTCTTACACCCGCCTGGGTTAAAAGTTCCTAAACTAACTCCATCTAAACCGCCTTTCATGGCGGTTTTTTTATCGCCGCATAAATTATTTATCAATATTTATCAACAACATAATCGCACGCCTTCCATTTTTCATAAAATTGAACTTTACCAAACTTTATCATTGAGATAAATTTAAAGCTCAAGCAGATAATGGAGCGATTATCATGACCACTAAAAATTTCATTCAATTAGTAGATATTCCAGACTACCGTTTTGATAAGCGTGCGACTGATATCGATTATGATGGTATCGCGTGCGACTGCGACTCTAAAACAATTTCAATATTAAGTGCCATAAATCATATCAGCCTTAATGTTTTCTCTCTTGTGGAAGAGAGCCTGGTTGATAAAGAAAAAATATCTGACCTTTCCTGTATTATTGCTGACCTTGCAGAGCTGGCAATTGCCACAAATAAAGTCGCTCAATCTGCATCATACCTTTCTGGTTTAAAAGGTGACAATGATGGCGCATGAAATTTCATTAGAGCAGGCGGCAGAGAAAGCTCATCAGGCATAGATAATTTGCCGCATGATGGAGGTATACCCTAATAAAATGGATTGTACCGAAATTGAGGCATTATCTTCGCTGCTCAGTACTCTTACTGGTGATGTATGCGCCTGGCTTATCGAAGAGCAGGCAATAAAAAACAATAAGTAAAACAACACCTAACTATTTAATTTCAGATTAATTTCTGCGGGACTTCACATTCATTATTCAGGAGAGTGCCGTGAAAAATAAAGATGCCTTTAAGACAGCAAAAATGATGTGTAGTGCAGGCTACTGGGATATCGCAATTTTATTTTTAAAAAAAGCTTATGGGAGATAATCATGGGTATGCAGCGCCGCCAAGATATTCAGTGCGTCACCATTAAGGCTGAGCAACTTAACTTCCTTATGCAGACAATTTTCACACATCACAAGGACTTTGACTGCCATCAACTTGATGGGGTTTTAGGTCTTGCATATGACCTTGCTGGCGAGGTCTATTCATGGATGGAAAAAGAGGAAAAGATTGTACAGCAAAATGAAGAACACAAAAGAAGGGGTAATTAGATGAGTAACTTAATTACTACCTATCGCCGCCGAATTTTAAAAGCAGCCTTGTTACGCCACCAGCGAAAGACTGGGAGTAGCTTACTTGTCATTAAGCTTAACAAGGGTGGGATTAGTACTATCGAATTAACTGAGATTCTTCTTGATGGATTGTTGCGTAAATTCGAGCGACTGGCTCTCGGTGAATACGGAAATGTGGAAGGCGTGAAAGCTCTTAAGGGAATTTACAGCAACTCTGTTGATGTTAATGGCAGCGGCGAATTCCTCACAGAAAGCGGGAAAGAGTTAATCGACGAGCTTATTTCTGAACTGGTGGAGTTCGTCAAAAAGCAGAAACCAGTTACTGCGGAGTCCGGCAATGAATAACCAGCAAACAATGCTCTATCAGGGTGTGCTGATCCCCCGCCCCGTGTTGAACGTGGATCTGCATGTCCTCCCTGATTTTACCGGGCGGGTAGTCGTGCACATCGAGAACGGGAGGGTGATATGCGACCGCCAGCTGTTCGACGACGAGCACATTTGCTCACTGGCCACGTTTATCGAAATGGCCCGCGACGCGGGGTTGAGGATCGAGGAGGAAGCTGGTGGCACTGACAGCGATACGAATTCCTGAGAGGGTTCACCTGCAGGCGCTGCAGGTCCTGCTGCGGTATCGGCGCCGGCGGATATTCCCGCGGCGAATGCGCCGCACCGGCTACCTCAGCCTGAAGGTTAACCCACGCTGGCGCCTGTTATCGAAAGACGATGGCCGGAACTGGGAAGTTATGAGTCATGAAACCTATAACCGGGAGAAAGACAAATGATTGACAACAGAACTGTCAGCGCCATTGACCTGGCGTTGCAAAAGCACCCAACGCCAGTTGGTGATCTGTTCGCCGCGATCCGCCACGGACGCATGAAGCGGTGCTTCAGCCGGGATACCGCAATTCGTTACCTGGCGTTCTTCATGACCTCCCGAGCTTTTGGGCGTTCTGGTTTCAAGCAGCGTTATCCGGACGTGCAGGTAATTCATCCACTGAATCCAGAACTGAGTAGCTGGAAACGTGGCGCCGTGACCACTGAGTATTTCAACGCCCACCAGCGCACCGTTCGCCGGCTGCGTCGCATCCTCGCCCGCAAAAGAGAAATGCAGAAGTGGTGCGAAAGGTGGGATGCCATGCACGACCGCTACGTGAAAGAGCGTGAAGAACTCAAAGCCAGCAAACCAGCAGAGGTACGCAATGGATCACACAGTATTTAACCCGGAACCAACGTCTACCGGCATCCGGTTATCTGGAAGCAGGATTATTGGTTACTCCGCCGCTATTCGTGAACTGGATAACGGTCACTATGACAAACGTCTCGCCGAAGGTATGGAAATTCTGGCGTGCGTCATGGAGGCGATGGAAAGCAACTGGATCTCGCTCAACATCGAGAAGCAAATCATCGTCTGGCGTTGGTTGATCGCCGCGGTATTCATTACTGAGGAGCGGGAGAAGAACGGGACTGTAGACGTTCTGAACGACGAAGGCGGCGTTGATACTGCCGTTATCTATTCCGGCGAGCACGGAGCGGTCAGCGTTTACCCCGGGCCGGAGCGCTTTGCTCTCGCTAACCATATTGAGGTCGGAGCCATCGAGAAATACGGGTCTGATGTTGGCCAGCAGCTGGCGCTGCGGATGTATCAGGACATGGTTATTGCTGACGAAGAATTTGGGTTCAGGTTATCAGCACTTGGCCGGGAGGGGCTTAACCTCCTCCATGACAGCTTTATCGAACACATCCAGATCGAAGGTGTGCCAGAAGCACCGATTATGCATTGAGGGGAATGATGATGAATAACTTGATCACTAACAAACCATCCATGACCAGCCTTGAGATCGCCGAGCTGGTAGAGAAACGCCACGACAACGTGAAACGTACCATTGTGACACTGGCTTCAAAGGACGTTATCCGGTCTCCTCAAATTGAGGTTCTCGAAAGAATCAATAACTTAGGATTTGCCGTCAATGACGAGGTTTACAAATTTTCAGGTGAAGAAGGAAAACGCGACAGCATCATTGTGGTCGCGCAACTTAGCCCCGAGTTTACCGCCAGGCTGGTAGATCGCTGGAAAGAACTGGAAGAAGAACGCTCCCGGCCAAAATCGCAGGCAGAGCTGATCGCCGAAATGGCACTTTTGAATCTTGAGCAGGAACGCCGGCTGTATCAGGTAGAAGAACAGGTTGAAACCGTCGCAGAAGCTGTTGAGAACATTAAGCGTGGAAATATGCGGGCCGGGTATGTCGGTTATCGTCAGGTAGTCGCAAAAAGCGGCATGACCGATGCCAAGTGCCGAAACCTTGTTAACGCATACCGTATCCCCACCGATACACACGAGTTTATGACGCCTGATGGTCTGCTGTCTCGCCGGGCGATCGTGGAGCTTGAGCCTTTTATGAAAGCATTCCGTCAAATGATGGCAGAAGCCGAACCACGTGGGGCCCGTTGGTATCACCCGAAAATGGGGCTGTTTCAGGCTATCGGATGGGAGGAAAAACATTGTGAAAATTGAGTTTAATGATCAAGGGTCGGTTTCAGTTATCACGGTCACCAGCACTGTATTTGAGTTCCGCCGACACAACCGGGCGATTGATGTGGCGTTGCTTCTCACGCCTGAAATGACCAGCCAGAGCAGCGGTTTTTTCATTATGAAAACGGTACTAAGCGGCCAGACAAAGTACGCCCTTCGGGCCTACAAGCATCTGACCCGGGAGGCGAAACGATGAGCAACGGTCAGCACTATGCATACCCGAACCCAAGCAATGCGACACCTGGTGGAATGACCTATCGCCAACACCTTACTGCACAGATCGCACCAGTTATGCTTACGAATTTTTTCAGAAACGATGCGTGGACGGATTACGACGACCTCGCCAGAACTCTGATGATGGCTGTGGATGCCATCATCGAAGCTGAACAGGAGACAGCTGAATGAAGCGAGAATTTAAACTGTGGCGCCACTGTCTTGGCCTGATTGTAGTGTGAGGTGGATATGATTTATCTGGATGTTGTGCCGATTACAAAGTACTGCGAAGAGATGGGTGAGACACTGGATGCCGTTAACAAACGGTTACAACGTGGAGTGTGGCAGGAAGGTGTTCATGTTTTAAAAGTCGATGGGTCAAAAGAACGTTGGATCGACTTAAAGGAGATTGCAAATTGGGCAAGACAAAACAAGGATCACTATCTCTCCCAAGAGGGGTAACAATCCGTCAGCATAAAACCGGTGCCACGCTGGTCATCACCTTCACGTACAAAGGGGTTCTCTGTCGGGAACCCCTATCCCGGATGGAAGCCAACCCGCGCGGTATAAAATATGCCGAGCGCCTGCTGGGGGAGATACAGAACCAGATCAACAGCGGCGAGTTCAATTATTCAAAATATTTCCCCAACTCCAAAAAGCTGGAGCTGTTCGGGGTGGTGAAGAAAACCAAAAACATAAAGTCTTACCTGGACGAGTACCTGAAAATCTGCCAGAACCGCAACCTGTCTCCGTCGACTATCAACGGTTATGAAAAATGCCTGTCGGCGCTGTCAGCTCTGCATAAACTCCACGTGTCAGAATTGACGCCAGCGGTTCTAAAAAACTGGATAGCCAGCCGGAAAACAAAGCTGAAAACGACCCGGAATAACCTTTCGTTTCTGCGCAGCGCCATAGATGAAGCGGTGACAGACGGCCTGCTGACCATTAACCCGGTAAGCCTCGTCAGCGCCAGCCGGTACCACGTGATCGACAACAGCCCGAGCGCCGACGATTACGAGGTTGACCCGTTCACGCCAGCGGAAATCCTCGCTATTTATCAGAGCTGCAGGTACTCGGAATGGGAAAACCTGTTCCGCTTTGCCTTCAATACCGGTTTGCGGAGCTCCGAACTATGCGCGCTGCGCTGGCCCGATCTCGACACCATAACGAACACAGCCCACGTACAAGCGGCCAGTGTTGTTGGAGTACTTAAAGGCACCAAGACAAAAGCCGGTACCCGTAAGGTGGAACTGAACAGTGAGGCGCTGGCAGCCCTGCAGGCGCAGAAACAATACACATTTATGAAAAGTGAGTTCATCTTCAGCGATCCGAAAACGGGAGAACCTTGGGCAAACGCCGACGCGATCCGTAAAAAAGCATGGGTGCCGACCCTGAAAAAAGCTGGCGTGCGCTACCGTAACCCGTACCAGACCCGACACACGTTCGCCACCAAGCATATTAGCCAGGGCGTGAACCTTTTCTGGCTGGCGGGCCAGATGGGCCACAAAGGGCCAGAAATGCTGTTCAGGCATTACGGCTCTTACCTAGCAGAATACGACGGACACACTTCTGTAAACTCAGCTTTGCCAGGATGATCACTTAAAATTCACAACCGAAGTCCAGCGATAGACGATACTGTATGCACGGGCAGCACGTTTTGTGTTGCCAACCCCTATGCAGGACAACTATGGTAGAAATGAACTTGACTCTTGACAGAAGGTCAAAATTATAGAAACAGACTACTTTTAACCGCAGTGTAGGTTATGCTACAATTCTGCGCCCTCGATTTTAGTAGGGGAGCAGAACCTCAAACGGATCATTTGAGGTCAACAAAAGGAGGTCTTTATGTCAGAACTGGTCATGAAGATGTTTGGTTTAAGTGGTTTTGTTAAAGGCGGACAAGCCATGGCAGATCGCTTAAACAAATCAGGTGTGAAGAACATAAAAGTTGTAGGTCGCGGTGCTGTAGTTGTTGATACAGCGGCAGATCCTGAAAAAATTGAGCGCCTTAGAAAGGCCGCCAGAAAGTTTATCGAACAGGATGCAAAAGCCGTAGCAGCTGCAAAAACCAACACTAAGGACAGCGACGAATAACTAATGTTTGCACTACTAATCATACCGTTGCTTGTCAGTGGTTCGTTGCTAGTTACATCTTCTCATAATATTAAACTCTTCTTCCGCTTACACCGATACGATGGCCAACTTCTCTACATGAAGGTGGCCACGTACGGTTTCTACTCATGCCTCGCGGCGATCGTAGCTGCTTACTCCATCAAATTTCTTTGTCCTGGATTAACTTTCGCTACGTGGCTATCTCACCTCATCGATGGCAGCTCAGACCCAAAAGAAAATCGTATTACCGCTTGGCTAATACTTTTATCGGTGACTACCGTTGGTCTTGCCTGGCTTTGGTTGCAATTCTGCAGACTGCGCATTTACGTTGCCGCCTGGCTAATTACCCATGAGCCGAAAGATGAAGAAAGTATCAACTTTTCAAAGCAAGTCATCAGGCTTAATGAGTTGGGAAAGCTACTCTCTGATGGTTCGCTTGGGCAGTTGTTTTTCGATTCGGCGACCGAAGATAGACCTGTGCTGGTGAGCTTAAAATGTCGAAAGGTCTATGTAGGTACAGTCAACATGATAAGTGAACCTAACGAAAAGCAAGGTCCAAACCTCGAAATTTCAATAAGCCCGATCATGTCTGGGTATCGAGATAAGGATACCTTGAGAGTGCTTTTCTCAAACGACTACAACGATCTAGAAGATGTTGATACCAGCATAATATTCCCGCTCAGCGAAGTATCTCATGCATCCTGGTTCAATATGGACATACATGAAAAGGTCGATAACAACCGAGAGCCTAAACCAATCAGCAACCGAAAGGCCAAACGGAAGTACGGGCGAAGCCGGAAATAAAGATCGCGAATGCGGTCTTTTTTTTCGCGCCTCCCCTCTCTCGCAGGCCATTTCTACGCCCAAATATTTCATAATATTGTACAGAGTCAGGACGTTACGAGGACAACGATATGCACGCAAACTGCACGCTGGCATAACTCAGGAAGCAGTATTGTTATAAATCATATGGTTATATTACTTTCGGGTGCGGGTTCAACTCCCGCCAGCTCCACCAAATCATGATCCGGATACGTCCGGTGAAGTACAGAAAGCCCGCACGGCACAAGCCCTGCGGGCTTTTTTGTGTCTGTCGTTGTCCGAGGACATTCGGCTAAATCCAGAGAAAATTGGTACACGTTTAGGTACACGCTATACTGTGGTCCATTAAACGTGTACCAATTATGGAAGGGATCCAGACATGGCGCGCATTACACGCCCCCTCACTAACAACGAAATCCTCAAAGCGAAACCCCGCGAAAAAGACTTCACCCTGCATGATGGCGACGGTCTTTTCTTGCTCGTCAAAACGTCTGGTAAAAAGCTCTGGCGCTTCCGATACCAACGTCCGGTCAGTGGTAGCCGCACTAATCTCAGCCTCGGCTCATACCCTGCCCTTACGCTCGCAGCAGCTCGTCAGATACGCGACCAGCATTTAACCACGCTCGCACAAGGCTTGGATCCACAGCAGCAACAGGAGCAAGCGTCAGAACAACGCCAAATTGAGTTAGACAGCATTTTCTCAACGGTGGCGGCTAACTGGTTCCAACTTAAAAGCAAAAGTGTCACAGAGGATTATGCAAAAGACATTTGGCGCTCTTTAGATAAAGACGTTTTTCCCGCTATCGGTTCGATACCTGTTCAGGAGATAAAGGCCAGAACGATTGTTGAAGCACTAGAGCCAATTAAAGCTCGTGGTGCACTTGAAACTGTTCGTCGACTGGTGCAGCGTGTTAATGAGATAATGATTTATGCGGTTAACACCGGTCTGATAGATGCGAATCCAGCATCAGGTGTTGGCATGGCCTTTGAGAAACCAAAAAAGCAAAACATGCCGACGCTTCGGCCAGAAGAATTGCCGAGACTAATGCGTTCTCTGATGATGTCGAATCTATCTGTTGCGACTCGCTGTCTCATTGAATGGCAACTCCTGACGCTCGTTCGCCCTTCAGAAGCTTCAGGTGCACGATGGGCAGAGATCGATCTCAATGAAAAGATTTGGATAATCCCAGCCGAACGAATGAAGGCCAAGCGAGAACATATCGTTCCTCTATCTCAACAGGCATTAGATATTCTGGGAGTGATGAAGCCAATCAGTGCTCATCGTGAGCATATTTTTCCGAGCAGAAACGACCCTAAACAACCAATGAATAGCCAGACAGCCAATGCAGCTTTAAAACGCATAGGATATGGAGGTAAGTTAGTTGCACACGGATTACGCTCTATAGCGAGTACTGCTATGAACGAAGCGGGCTTTAATGCTGATGTTATTGAAGCAGCTTTAGCCCATTCAGATAAAAATGAAGTCAGACGGGCATATAACCGTTCTACCTACCTAGACAAAAGGGTTCTACTGATGCAATGGTGGGCTAACTTCACTGAAAACAAAGAGATAAGGAAATGAGAAAACAAGATATTACCCTCATGTCACAGCATCACTATCCTCTCTCCTCTTACGAAAGGAATGTTTACTTATTGGTTAACAATAACTATGATTTTTTAGTAACTAAGCTGGATCAAGAAACATCAGCCTTAAAATTAGTAGCAAAGATATACTGGGATACTAAAGATAAAAAGAATAGCTTCCTAACAGATCATGAATCGAAATCATCAAATTATGTACATATGGTTTTTATTGGTAATCAAACTAAACTTAATGAGTTTTTAGATATCATAAAAAACAATAACCTTAAAATAAATCTATCACAATTAAAAAGTCATTATGGCTTTGATTTCACATCTCAAATTAACGATGAGGAAACCTATCGCTGGCTTTCAACAACTCATGAGCCAAATTATCTAAGTTTTTTAAAAGTAATTAGAGATGCAGCAACCTCAATCAACGTATTTAAAAACATCAAGAATAATAAGAATTTTATAAAATATAATCTCCAAAAAATCCTAGTTGATAACAGCGCCACAAATTATGCATATACTAAGGGATATAATATAATACTATCCAGAACAATGAGCCCAGTGTATGAGATGAAAAGAGCTGATGAATTATTTCTACCCTCTGATTCTGGTGTTATCAGAGTTAGCTTCACTAACAATTTGAAGATTGACAACCCTATACATGCTATAATAGGTAAAAATGGCAGTGGAAAAACACATCATATCAAGAGGTTTCTCACCCAATACTTTAAAAATTATGGACAGAGAATATATTCAACAAGCGAAATATTTAGCAGAATAATATTAATCTCTAATACTGTAGATGATAATGGTTATACACCTTCAAGAATTTCAAGAAACAAAAGCAAACGTTCAAATTATCACTTTATATCTAACACTAGTTTAAAACACTATAATAATATAAATTCCGGCGGAAGCAAAATAAACATTAACGATTGTGTTGAAAATATAATTTTCAGAGAGATAACCAGATCTGGAATATTTGATAAGGCTATTATCGCCGATGAAATAATAAGCATACTTAACTTGAATGTAAACATATTAATAAAAAGCACTAATAGTTTTCAACTTGTCCATAGTATCAATGAGGCACTGGATTTTTTCAAAAATGAAAAAGCCATTCATAATACAAGTGTATTAAATCTTTCTGATGTGTTTCTTGAAATAACTTTCCTTAGCGGGAATGAAAAAACTAATCTGAGCTCTGGTCAAAATACATTCCTAATTAAAACCCTCAGCATTTTAATGACAATTGAAACAAACAGCTTAGTAATAGTTGAAGAGCCAGAAAACTTTCTCCACCCTAGCCTGTTAATTAGTCTAATGACTATCTTAAAGAAAATACTCACAAAAACAAATTCATGCTGTCTCATTTCTACCCATTCACCACTAGTTCTCAGAGAACTTCCTAAAGAGCAGGTAACAATATTTAATAGACATAACAATGTTACTTCTCACAGATCGCCAACGATCGAAACCTTTGGCTCTGATGCAACTGAATTATATCATGAATCATTTTCTGAACTGGAAACAGATGCTGCATACAGAGAGACAATATATACAATGGCAAAATCAGAACCTTCGGTGGAAGGTTTGTTACAAAAATACTCCAACCTCCCCTCAAACCTTCTCACAAAAATAATTAATGAATGGAGAAGAAAATGAAGAAACTCACGACACCGATAAAAGTGAATAACATCAACATCAATATAGAGTCTACGCTTGATGCAATTTTTAGCTCTTGCACTCAAGATGGAGTAAAAGAGTTGAGAGTTTTGCGAGACGAGTGGCTTTTAGAATTAAATAACTATCCCATTGAAATGCAATCATCTAAAAGATTAATTGCTAGCAATCATAAGTCATTCGAAAAGCATAAAAAAATATTACTATGGCTTTATGACAACCCGTTAGCATCAAGAAAAACATCTTACATTAAAGAACTTAGAAATGCTTATATTGAAGAAGGAATAACTTGCCCTTATTGTGGAATAGGGACCGCGACAACTCTTGATCATTATTATTGTAAGTCATCTCTTCCACAATTTTCCATCCTGAAAGAAAATCTGATTCCATGCTGTGGTGAGTGCAACAAAACAAAAGGCACTCTAAAACCTAAAAAAAAATGGAAAAGAATTTTTAATCCCTATTTTGATGATTTCTCGAACAAAGTTAGCGCTCCCCCAATTGTAATTCACTTCAAAGAAAAAGGTAAAGGAGTTTTGTTTTACATTACCCCAAACCCATTGTTATCAAGAGTAGATAAGATGCATATTACCTTTCATCTTTCTAAACTAGAAATAAAGAAAAAACATAAAGAAAAGATTCTTACTCATTTCAGTATAGAATCAAATGCGTTAAGAACAAAAAAAGAATTAGTGGCAAGCGGTGATCTAACACCTGTTGGGTACGATAAAATTATCGAACAGCGTTTGAAATTAGGTGAAACAATTGGATATGATTGGAGCAATATTATTTTCTATTCGCTTATTCATTTCAAAGATAATTATTGGTGTTATGTATAATTTCCTTCTCTCAGAAGATACCCAGAATAATTTTGCATGATGACTAGTGCGCAATGCTTTCCCCTCCTCGCCAGCCCGCCTCTTTGGTCGGTTTTCATGCAGTCGCATGCCGAGGCTCAGGCACGAATACGTCAGGGAAACAAGAGCTTTAGCAGCGATGCAATTAACGCCGGAATGACTGATTTTCGGCGTATCTGGGCGCTTTTGCTTACTTATCGACTGGCAGCCTCAGAAGCCTGTCGCGCCCTCGAACAGCACCGCACCACCCACCGATACCTCCGAAAACCCGAGTGGCACAGCGACGCGCTCAGGCCGCGAAATTAAATATCATTAAATAAATACTTTACCGCTGGCGCGCAGTGCTTTCCCCGCCTCGCCTGCCCGCTTCAGGGGTCGGTTTTCATGCAGGTGCATCGGGGGGCTCAGGCCGCGCCGGGACAGGGGCCGGACAGGAATAAACAGGGCGAGGAAACGCATGCAAAACCATGCACCCTGTGGATGTGTAAGTATCCCGCATAATCGTGCCATTCACATTTAGAGATCCTCCGGCATAATCACTCTGCCAACAAAGGAGATCGCTATGCGTAAAGCCCGTTTTACTGAGCATCAGATCATTGCCGTAATTAAATCGGTTGAAGCCGGACGAACCGTTAAAGATGTCTGCCGGGAGGCCGGTATCTCTGAAGCCATCTACTACAACTGGAAGGCCAGATACGGCGGCATGGAGGCTTCTGATATTAAAAAGATCAAGGATCTTGAGGACGAGAATCGGCGTCTCAAACAGATGTTTGCCGACCTGAGCCTTGAGAACCGGGCGCTGAAAGACGTTATCGAAAAAAAGCTTTAAAACCAGCCTTTAAGCGTGAGCTGATCACTCATCTGATAACGACATTTGGACTCAGTATCCGTCAGGCCTGCCGGAGTCTGAACCTGAGCAGAACGGTTTACCATTACCGTCCGGATACCACGCGTGATGAACCCGTTATTGTCGCGTTGCAGGCAGTGGCAGAACGATACCCACGGTACGGTTTTCCAAAACTTTTCCAGGTTCTGCGGCGGCAGGGATACCCGTGGAATCACAAAAGGATCCATCGTATTTATTGTCTGCTGAAGCTGAATTTTCGCCGTAAAGGCAAACAACGGTTGCCGGTGCGTAATTCCTCGCCACTGATCACACCGGAAGCGCTGAACCAGAGCTGGTCTGTCGATTTTATGCATGATGCTCTGGTCTGTGGCCGTCGTTTTCGCACGTTCAATGTCGTTGATGACTTTAACCGTGAAGCATTGTCGATTGAAATCGATCTGAATCTGCCAGCTCTGCGCGTGGTCCGTGTGCTTGACAGGATCGCGGCAAATCGCGGCTATCCTGTCATGCTACGCATGGATAATGGTCCGGAATTTATCTCACTTGCACTGGCTGAATGGGCAGAGCAACATGCAGTAAAACTGGAGTTTATCCAGCCGGGTAAGCCGACACAGAACGCTTTTATTGAGCGCTTTAACCGAACATACCGTACAGAAATACTCGATTTTTATCTGTTCAGAACGCTGAATGAAGTGCGGGAAATCACGGAAAGATGGGTGTCAGAATATAACTGTGAACGCCCTCATGAATCACTGAACAATATGACACCGGAGGAATACCGACAGCACCATTATTTGGCCGGGATCTCAAAAAATGCATGGAACTAAAACGGGTCTATTTACAGAGGCACTGCCGGAGCCCGACGGGATGTATATGGGGAACGCGAACATTATCCCGCGCCAGCCGCGCCTGTATCTGTATCACGCTTATCTGGTCTACATGGAAGCCCATGGCTACAGGAACGCGCTCAGCCTGACCATGTTCGGCAAGGGGCTCTCAGCCATGCTGAAAGAATACGGTCTGAATTATGAGAAGCGGCGAACAAATCAGGGCATGCAGACCAATCTCACCCTCAGGGAGGAAAGCAACGCCGACTGGCTGCCGAAGTGCGACGAACCCACCGCGACATAACCTACCCGGACCGGCATTGCCGGTCTTTTTTTACCTGCACACCGGGCAGAGTGAAGAGTAAAGTGTTCACTGCTCACTGAGCATTCACCATCTAAGATCATGAAAATAAATAATAAAAATACCGCGTGAACAGTTTTTCCAGAAAAAACTTTTACCCTCCAAAGTGATCAGACCGCTCAGTGCCATAAGCGGAAGTAGGCGACTCTGTTTAGGCCGCCAGGTTTACTGTTCCGCAACAGGACATCAGCACAACTCACTTGGTCGCGTGTCCACTATTTTGGGTGGGATCATTACCAATCAATCGTCACCGTACTCAACGCTATGAATGTCACAATAAGCCTCACCAGGATAGGTAGGGTTAGTACATCCCTTAATGGAACATCTTTCAACACATTGTGGGATCATTCCATTATCAAAATGCCAACGCTGTTTCTCTGAGAGACTACTGAGACCTTTCTCTTTGATTTGGCGATAAATTCCACGTTCAATATCACTCATCGCTCCATCTTCATACAGAGTTTCCAATCTCTTCAGAATCTCATTAAGCGGCAGTTTTGATGCTTCGTTAAGGAAAAAAGGATCTGTCATTTTACTTCCCCAATTTATGTCGAAAATCCATAGTATTTCATGCTCTGCAATACACAT